CCATGTGATAAGCTCCTTATCGTGGGAAAACTAAATCCCATACATGAGAGGAATAAGACCGCTGTTAACCGTGTTGTTGAAATCTAATTGGCCGCCAGCACCAGTGCCAGCAATGGAAACAGTCGGAACGCCAACAGATCCCGCGCTTGGAATGCCAAACAGGTTAATGAACCCGGTGCCAGACGGCACATTGACAGACGGAACGCCAAACACTTCCCTGCTCGTAATGCCAAACAGGTTAATGAGACCGGTAAAGACAGGCGGTTGTTGCGGCTGTAAAGGCGGTTGAATGAATTCTGTACGTCTGCTAGCCAGCCCACTAGTTCTGTTGAGCACAATTCCCAGATTAGGCTGTAACTGCTGCAATTGCTGGCCAGGCGCAGTTGTTGTGCGTCTGGACGTCAGCCCACTAGTTCTGTTGAGCACGCGACTGGCCATATTGCTCCTTTAAATATTTGGAAGGAGGACCATCTGCCCACAGGTTATCGTGCCACACCTGAGCGGTTGCACCGATCGTGTAGAGGCCACCGCGTAAGTTTTAGTATCGACGAGAATCTTATCTCGAGCCGCCTTTGAAGCACGCACCGCTTCAATGAGGTCATAGTAGAATTGGAAATCCGCCGTCCCTAGATATCCGCGCCCAGTTCGATAAAACATCATTCGCCATCGCGGGATGGTCCCATAGATCGCCACGCGGACATAAGCATTATACGCAGGATATCGACAGAAACTTTTTGGCGTATCAGGAAAGAACCGCGCAGATGGCGGCATGATCAGAGGTGCCGCATTGTCTTCCGGGTTATAGAGATAGATAACATCGAAAACGAAATTAGATGCCTGATTGACCGTGCAAAAATATCGAAGACGCCCATTGATCATAAATGCCCGCTTAGAGCCAAATGGCTTTTGCGGAATTACGCCATTGAACCATGTGCAAATAGACGCGGTCCCAGTTTCAAAGATCCTCTCTGGCGTGACGCTTATCGGATCTAGTCCAGGCGTCACTATTTGGGTGGCTAGGACAACATTATCTCCAATCATGATGGACTAAATCCCATACATGAGAGGAATAAGACCGCAACATTATCTCCAATCATGATGGACTAAATCCCATACATGAGAGGAATAAGACCGCTGTTAACAGCCTTACTAAAATCAAATTGCCCGCCAGTCCCAGCAACTGAAATGCTTGGGATTCCAAACGCCTCCCTGCTCTGAATACCAATGATTAGCAGGCTAATCAGATGCGGCGACGGAGGAACGAGCGGCCCAATATCAGGTTCAGCCGTTTCGCGCTGATTTATGGCTCTGGCGAAAACAGCTCTGGTTAACAAATCAACCGGAACCGGACCGGCCCCATTGAGCAATGGCGCAGATTGCTGCAGCATCGTTACAATGCGCGTTGCGATCAGCTTCTTCGTATCAACCGTGTAGTAACCGACTCTCCCGTTGATAAAGAAAATCTTATCCTTCAGCATCGGCCATTGGCCGGCAAACCATTGCGTGCCCAAAGAAGTTGGTAGCACTACCTGGTGATATTGCTGCGCCTTACCTGACGCGTCGAAGGCCTCGATTATCGTCTCAAGAACCGGCTCCGAAATACCGGTTTTCGGGTCAAAGAGAAACGTGCGGTTGCCCGCATATTTGCTCATATCAAGCCGAGCACAGCATTGTCGGTTCGGCGGCGGATAAAAGCCAGACACCGTCTGCACCGACCCAACCGGTACCGGCGCTATTCCACTTGGGTTAAACGTGCCGCTAAAGGCTACGATCTTCCGTCGCGTGTTATAGGTGACAAACTGATTCTGCCCTGTAATCGTAAAAGGAAAGCTGCGGAGCTGCTTAAACTGAGATAGCCACTGAATACGCTCAGCAGCCGTCATTTCCCGCCCAAGGAAGGCCAAGATTGGCGGCGCAGCTACTATGTCAGCAACCCCGCCAGCGGCCGCCACATAAGCCCGTAAGCCCGCCTCCGTGCCTTTCATCCTTTGCAGGACAAAAGCGTCAGCTACAGCTACACGCTTGCGTTCAATCGGCCACTTCGGATTCCAAACATCCGTCGAGCGCTCCCAAGCCAAATATGGAAGCAACTGCGGCGGGCACGAATATGGGTCCTTGGCCCTAATCGGATCTCCGAATGGTAGCGGATAGCGCCCCGCGTCAGTTAGTTCCTGGGCGTTATCGAGCTGTGTTTCATTATGAGGCAGGAGGCTAGTTGGCTCTCCCCACAAATCCTCTGGCTGGTTGATTGTTGGATCATAGGCCACGTCTAATCCACTCGAAGAGATCAATCAGCGCAGCTATTCCCAAAGCACAGGCCGCCTAAATCAAGAAGGGCGCGCATAATCATTGATGGCTGATAATAAAGAAAAAATAGCCGATTGAGTATCCAATCGCTGCACTACAAATCGCAACTGTAACCGCTTCCAGGAATATCGATTGTTTATTCAAAATGGCACACTCCAGATATTTAATAGCCATATTTACGGGAAAAGCGCAGGAATTGGCTTTAAAATGGCGCGCTCCCAATATTTGGCGGAAATGGCCAGCCTATCTCACGCACCGTAATATTGCTCGAGATCATAGATCCAAACTGGAAATATTGAGTTGATACATCGGCCACCGGTGAGAGCAATGTAACGCTGTCAACGCCTGGCACAGTCAAGGCCGCTATGATTGCATTGCGCGGCACGCCAAAGGACAACCGCCAATAATTGGGCTTAGGCTGATTGTTTAGAAAAGCCGCATTCAGGGCCGCTTGCGCATTCGATTGAATTACCGCCTTATCTGGCCCCGGCATAACGTTAAGCACTGCATTGACACTATACGAAACTGGCTGTGCACCGAGCAGGCTCACCGTATCCGTCAGCGGCTTGACGTCCTTCCGATAGAGCTGCTTGTACACAACGTTCAGAAGATCCGAACTCGGAGTGCCATCCGCCTCAGTCGATAATATCGTTATGGCCACCGTAACCGTCGGCTGCCCCATATTGAGGACTTCAACGCCAACATCCGCAACGCGGATATCAGCCCCTAACGCCCAATAGACATAGGCCCCCGCCGAGCCGGCCGTCGTAAACGCTTCCGGCGCGAGTTGAATGCGACCACGATACCGCTCGTCCGGCTCCCCCGGCATGCGCGCGGTAAGCTGATCATCCCCGAGGCGATCAAGGAAAAGATTCTCCGCAAAAGCCAGAAGCACACTGGCAGACGCATCATTGACCGCTTGCAGCGTCAGCGTCTCGCGATATGAACCGCTCTCCGAGAGATACACACCAGGATCAGTCTCAATCTGGTCCACATTGTATGGCCATTTCGCTGCGATCAGCCTGGCCTTGAGATCCGCAATGCGAGCCGCCCGAATGCCGGCAAATGAAATCGGATCGAATAGTATCGCACGATCCAGAGTGTTCAGTGCAATCGAAGAGGCTGTAAATCGCGTCATAGGCTCGCCCCAGACCGTGGTCTAGCGTCGGTGACAGTATTAAGACTGGCGGGCTGGAACGACGACCCGGGGCGAAATCTTTTGGAACTAAGTCTATTGTCCATTCACTCTCGATGGACTCGATTCTATTCTGACAATAGAAATCGGACAATCGTTTAGCGCTATGGACGGGTTCAGCCGAGCTTTGACATGGCTACAGCGCCATTAAAGCCCAATGGCGCGCAATTGCGCAGCTCTTATGCGCATGGCAATGTGTACGATCCAATTAGCCGGCGTGGATAATAGTAACCACTTCTTGATCATTGCAGCCTCCGTTAATCGGTTTTCTAGGTCCGGACCTTCCGCTAAACCTGCCCACGGCACCAACCGGGGGATAGGGTGCGGTCCCTTCAGTATCCACAACTGAGGGGACCGTGAAACCTGCCCGGCCTCCAACGCCGGGCATCAGGACGATGGGGAGCCCCCTTCCACAAGGGGTTCCTCATCGGAAATTTGAGTCATAAATCGGCAACGTTTGCAACAATTGACTTTCTCAACATTTGCTAACGTCATTAACAAACCGCATTATCCACGCCTACGCGTGGGCTTTCGGCTCGTTGCGGCTAGGCCACTTATAGGTCAAACGCTTACCCTTGATGCCAGCAAGAGCGTGTTCGGCGCGCTCAACATCGGCAACCCCAAGCTTAGCGCGATTATGCAACTACGTAATCGCCAAATCATTTAACGCTCCGGCCATGGGCGAAACGATTAATGAGAGCCTGTTTGGCGGACAACATATTCCTCAATGTGCTTGGACACCTCCGCAAAGCGGGCGAGATCACGCTGCAGCTCTTTCTCGGTGGGCTTAATAAACCGATATTCGGCCCGGGCGCTTTTGGATTTCATCTTTTCGGTCATCGACGCTCTCTCAACACCACATAAAGCCCCACGGGCCACAATTGCAGTGTAAGCACCTGCACTATGCTGCCCCGGAACTGGCCCATTATTTCATGGGCTGAGCAATACCATTTAAAAAAGCG